GCCGCGGCTGATGATGTTGCTGACGATGTTCAGGCGCTGCAGCTTGTCAGCCTTGCCGGGGTTATACGCCCTCACAGGCAGATGCGCTCTCTGCAGGTCTTGGATCAGAGAGATGCCTGCGGACTTGTCCTCGATGAGTATGAGATCCACGCGCTTCTTCTCTTTGCCTTCACCGAAGATCGTCTCATACTCGTCGATGACCTTCGGCCGCAGGTCGGGATACTGCATCCTCTCCTGCCAGCAATCAATAAGCATCGCTGACATAGGCCCGTCAAGTGGCTTAAAGACTCCCCAGGTCGTACAGGCAGTTGGGTCATTCTGTGTCTTCTCGCTGGTAGCGCAGTCGTAGGACTGAACGATGTACTCGAACTTCGGGAATGGCTTGCCATCAGGCCACAGCTTGAACATGCTGCGCTGCACAATCCCGCCCTCTTCAGGGTCGATGATCTCAGCGTGGATCTCCTGCCTGCCCAGCTTCGTCCCCTCGTACTGCAGGATCTGCTTCTGGAAGGACGGGGCGAGATTGGCGAGGTTGGCGTAGGTGCTGGCAGTCGTCAGGGCTACGTCATCGCCCTCGCGCCCTACTAGCTCAACGATCAGATCCTTGGGTCTGGGTGTGGTGGTGGCAACGATGCGGGTTCTCGAGCCCAGGCGCACGGAGAACTGGATCTGGTCCCAGGCTTCTTGCAGGTACTCCCAGGCGGCAAGCTCATCCAACCAAGCCCCATGAAACTGCGGACCGCGGAAGCGCTCAGGCTCACTGGCAGGGATGCCCTTGATCAGGGAGCCGTTGGTGAGCTTCAGTTCGTGGTGCTGCTTGTTGTAGTCAGCGATCAGGGGCGCAGGGATGACGTTCAGAAGGCCGCTATCGCCCTCGAAGCAGGTAGCCTTGACGTCAGCACTGGTCGGCGCTCCAACGAGCCAGCGGGTGTTGGGTTCAGTCCAGGCCCACCAACCTACCTGCTCAGCGGCCGTCCGGGTCTTGCCTGCACCGCGTCCCGCTAGGAGCAGCCAGATCGTCCACCAGTCGCCCGGAGGCGGCATCTGATGCTTGTGTGCCTTCTCGATCCAATTAGCCCTCCAAAGGTACGCTAAGCGCTTCTCAGGGGGTAAGGTCTTGAGGGCCTGCAGTACATCAGGCTGCTGGAACGCTTCAGCGAGGCTCATGCGAACATATCTGGCTGCCGTGCCTGCTGCTCAAGATGAGACTCGATGACCTTGCGGATCTTGCTCTCCCACTTAGCCGGGTACAGAGCGAAGCAGTGAGAACCGGAGCCAGTGGTCTTAGGCCGATTGTCCTTCGGAGGGTTCTCTCCGAACTCCTGCTGATATGTATGGGCCATCTCGGACCCAACAGACCACGATGTCTTGTTATCTAGTGTCACGCCCATCAGGCGGGCAACTTGAGGAACCGTGATCCTGTTGTCCATCATTCACCCCTTGCTTCCAGCATGGCGTCAGCAAGCTGGTAGGCGATTGCTGCAACCGACGACAGGCCAAACAGGATTCCCCAATCTTCCCCCATCGGCTCGTTCTCCCCACGTTCCGTAAGCATGCGGTACTCTGCAAGCGCCATCGGCAACGCCTTAGCTGCGAAGTAGTCGCGCAAGGTCATGCCTTCTTCGCGCCCGTACGGGTGCGTGGACGGAAACGCTGGTCCACCGTCTTTCATCATTCCCCCGCAGTCTTGCGCAGTTCAGCGTTGGTCACCAGAGCCTCCAGCAACTTGTCTGCCTTAATCTCAGCTTCGACTTTGATCGGGGACTCAGTATCCCCCGCAACAGCGATCCGGTCGCCGTACTTCTTAGGCTTCAGCTTCGAGGCAGTCCACTTGCGGGCATCAATGCGGTTCTTCTGCCACTGCACATATGCAGAGTGCAGCTTCATATCCACCACATTGCCATGCCTGTCAAGAACCTCCTCAAGCTCAGGCGTCTCATCGGCAATAGCAACGATCTCGTCAGCGAATGCCTCTGCCTGCTCTTCACGGGCGCGTGTGTATTGTTCAGAGAAGTCAGGCTTTTGCGACAACCACAAGAAGACGCTTGCGATTGAAGGCATTGCGTCATCCCTACAGATGGAGCGAAGGCTCTCTCCTTCTGCGATGCGAGCACAGATGGTAGCTGCCAGCTTATCTGAGTAGATTGATGGTCGTCCTGTGCGTGCCATGATTGTGTTTACGTTTGGTTAATTTTACTGCGGTTGATCAGGTATGCCCAACATGCGCCGCCTGCTACTTTAGCTACGAACTGCATGATGACGATGTGAGGCATCAGGGCTCCGAATGCTATGGTTGGGAACACTAGGGAATCAACTGCTGCTCCTGCGATGTTAGATCCGTTTGCTCTATAGATCCATGAGCCTTTAAGTTTTGCGAATGTAGCCCAGTCTACGAGTGCTGCCGCTGAGAATGCGCTTGCGGAGGCGATAGCGATCATTCCAGCCGCTGGGTTGAGGATGTAGGTTAGTGCTCCTGTGGCGGCGATGAGGGAGCCCATCTGCCAGATCTTGAGCCGAACGTGGAGCCAGTCGCGCAGTGCTAGATCCAGTCCGATGAGGATGAATGCGTTGACGGGACTGATAGCTGGCCCGAAGGCGGCAACGGACAGGTTGGCGAGAACCATTGCCGATGCGTAGATTGCGATTGCGGTTAAAAGCACAGTTGCTCCTGTAGGGGGTTTTCTTTCCACTCGGAGGGTGGGTTGGTTTGGTCGATGCGCTTTGCCATGCAACCGGCGCATTCTTTCTTTTCTGCGTGATGTAGGGCTACGTTGGTGGAATCTGCGCTGGCTAGGGGCCACGGTCCTGACGATTGACCGAGCATTCTCATGCCATGAACCCACGGAAGTTGCCTCCCGTAACGCTTTGACAGTGCGTTGAATGCTTCGTCCATGCGGCCGCACCAGAGATCAGTACCTATCTGCCAGTACATGCCTGCGCTTCCAAAACAGACTTTGCCCCAGTCATCACAAAGCTCCAGCAAGTAGTCAATCGGCAGTCCTAGGTGCCATACCGGGATGCCGAACTCTTTCCTGAAAGGCCATGTCTTGACCATCTCTCGCTGCTGTTCTACTGGACCGTCGATCACATCAGGCACTACACCCCAGTTGGGGTGAGTTAGGAGAGGCTCGACCCATTCGTAGAACCCGTGAAGATCGAAAGGCTTTCCAAGGGTCTTGCATGAGAAAGCACCGTTGTCCAGCATGAGCGATTGACCTAGCCTCCTACACCTATCTAAGGATTTCGGGTGGGCGTAGCTTATGCAGAAGTGCTTTCCTCCCATAGTCTCCAATGCCTTGATCGGAGTTATTGGTGTGCCGTGATAGTGGATCACTTAGTTTGCCAGCCAATAGTCAACCCAGTCAGGGCGAAGGCGTTTCTGGACTTCGCGCTCAAGGTCGTCCCACTGCTCTTCAGTGATGTCGTCTTCTGTGATCTTGCCGTTGAGCTTGACGATGAAGGCGCCGTCTTCGTCGTACTCTACTGTACGCTTGATGGCGTTCAGGGTGATGTCGAACTTGAGTTCGGTCACTTCGGGGGTTTCGGGCCTGTCGGCGTCGAAGGAGGAGATGTATCCGTACAGCATGGTCTTGCTCCTTAGATGTCTTGGTACTGGGCGCGGATGGCTTCTGCCTGTTCCTTGGTCTGACCAAAGTATTGATGGCCGGACTTGCCTTCTGCGCACCAGTCATTGATGCCGTACTCAATCTGGCGCTCAATGTTGAGATCAGAGAAGGACGGGTTGCAGACTTCGTATGCTTGACGGTTCATGATTCGCTCCTGTTTCGCTGTTGAACTGCTTGATTGCAGTGATGCTAGTGTAATCGAGTGTTTAAGAATGAGTCAACACCCCACTGTTACATGGGGTCTTTGCTCACGCCATCTCGACTACCTTGGGACGCTGGATCGAGGTCTGCGCCACGCCTTGGTACATCTCATGATCCTTGATCGTGGCCTTGATGGTGTTGGTGTCACCCACTGCGCCCAGGTCAACCAAGCCCTTGTAGGTGATCACGTTGCCGTGCTGGTCACGGGCGATAGTGATGTAGTTGGTGCCATAGAACTGGCTCTGCAGGACGATGATGCGCTCAACAGTGATGGTCATCTCGACCTTGCTGCCAATCGAACCTACAAAGGCGCTGGAGGCGTTCTTGGCACGCTTGGCTACCTCACTATCAACCAGAGCAATCTGGCGCTCTGTAGGGGCCTTCATGCGGCCCATGAACTCTTTGCAGAACTGAGTCCAGAAGTCACCAGTCAGGGTCTGCAACTTGGCGATGAAGTCAGCGTTGCCAGACAGGAATGCTTGCTGCTCTGCGGATGCGTTGCGGGCAGCTTCTTCGGCCGCTGCAGCAGCCTTGGCAGCACGATTGGCTTCCCTGGTGGCTGCAGCCTTGTTGACACGGGCCAGTTCCACTGCAGTGAACAGGCGCTCCTTGCGCTCACCGCGGATACCAGTGTTGCCGCAGGTCCAGCACTGGAAGCCAGTCAGGCTGTAGGGCTGGCCGTTCATGGTGCCCATCACCCACAGACGCTGGCCGTTGATCACATGGCAACGATCACAAGTGACGTTGACGAATCGAACAGCCTTGCCGTTGTCGTCATAGCTGACGTTGCCGGTGAACTCTTTTCCTTCGCGGGTGAACAACATGATTCGCTTCCTTCTCTGTTACCTGCTTGATTGCAGTGATGCCAGTGTAAGCGATGGTTCAAGAGTGCGTCTATAGATTGTCCTACTTTTTTGGTGGGTCAATCACCAGAGTCGCCTCTCCTGCGACAGCCCATCGGTTTGTCGTAGGCTTAAAGACACACTCTGCCCAGTGATCTTTGTAGCGCTTGAAGTAGCGCTTCCTTCCCTCTGGGCAGGGTTGCTTGTTGATGTCTTCTGTCACCACTAGGATGGACTTGCGGTCCTCAATGACGGTGCAAGGGGTTTTATCCCCCCAAGTCAGGATGGCGCCCTTAGTCATACATTCCGCTACCCCAGATGCCTGGGCGGAAGCTGTGGCGGAAGATGTGCTTGGTCCCATGGGACTCAATCATCTTCGTTGAGCCAGTCGGAATCCAGCAAGGCGCATCGATGATGTCCTCTGCGGCGGGGTCGCCACCATATCCACGCTTCAGGTCCAGGCCGCAAATCCATTCGCTGCCTGTGCGGTGGTTAAAGTCGTAAGTCATCAGAATAGTCCTTCAGGTAGTTCGCTGTGGGGGATGGGGTCTGGCCTTGTGGGAGGGATGTCATCCGTCTTTGAGGGACTGACTGTTCCGAAAGGCCAGACAGGAGGGGCGTTAGGTGCCCTGGTCCCGTCTGGTTTGGTGTACATCAGATGGCAGTGGTCTTGATGCTGTACACAGCGGTGGTCTTGGTGTGCTTGGCGATCAGGTCAACGGGAATGTTGAGTTCCTTGGCGACAGCCCTCCAGTCAACGGTGCTGCGGTTGGACTCGGTGTAAGCAGCAACATACGAAGCGCCAACCAAGACCTTTTGGCCGGACATCGAGGCCACATCCTTGAGTTCGTCCTTGATGGCATCGGCTTGCTTGGTCAACTCAGCGATCTTGGCGTTGAGAGCGCCGAGTGTGTCGATCTTGACGCACTGCTCAACTCCGTTGAAGAACTCAACTTGTGCGGGGGTCAGGGCTGCATTCATTTCGCTATCCTTCACTAGGTAACTGCAACATCGCAGTGATGCTAGTGTAAGCGACAGTTTAAGTTGGCATCAATAGGTTCCCGACTACTTTGTGTGGTTAATCAACTCCAGAGTCTCCGCTAGTAGCTCTGCCTCCGTCACACCGTAGTGCCTGACGAAGGCCTTGGTGCCCATACCGTGGATACCCTCATTGCCGCGATGATGGTTCACGCAGAGTGGCACCACACTCATGTGGCCGCTACGCTTTCCCATGCCTGCACCATGCCGCGGATGATGCAACTCCACCGTCCCCGGCTCATGCGGGGGATAGATACGCCTGCAGATAGCGCAGCCCAGTTCAGCTACGCGGCTCATGTGCTTCTTCTCTGCAAGTGTCGTCATAACGTAGCCCTAACTTCCTGCCTGCTGCTGGCCTCTCTCGAGCGCCAGACATCAATCCTGGCCTGCGCTGCTACTAACCCCCACCTGATCTCTTCTTCGGCCTCTACAGCGGCTTTAAGGCCTTGCAGGAGGGCAGCGTACTCCGGGTCAGCGTATGCCTCACGCTCCTGTGCGGCCGCTGTCTGGTGGCCGTTGACCTGGGCCTGCTGCATCAGGATGGCCTTCAGGCTCTTGCGGTACTCCTCAAGATATGTTCTTTCGGCCTTCGCTTTGGCGAACTTCTTGCCGTGTTTGAAGATAAATTCAATCGCATCATTCGGGTCGATGTCCATGTCTCACCTCGGATTCATCTAGTAAAAGTTCCGCCGCGTTGTAGATGTAGCCGGCATCGATTTGTAGATCGCCCCT